AAGTGAGAAAGTCTGTGTAGAAAGGAATATCCTTGAGAGGGTGGCTAACAAGCTAGATAGTTTTGAAATTGCTAAAAAGCTTCAGCAACAATGTTTGAGATTCAGAGATTCTTGTTTTTCTCTTACATCTACTCAGCAGCAGGTGATAGGAAACCAGAATGTTGTCATTGGCAATCAAAAAAATCAGATAGAGAAGTTGCAAGATATAGAATTGCAATATGATGAAATATTAGAAGTAAATGATACACATATTAAGTATTTAAAAAAAGAAAAAAAGAAACTAAAAACAAAATATACAATTTCTCTTGTTGGGGGTGGAGTACTAACAGTAGGTTTAACTACTGCACTTTTGATAAGTTTATTACAATAAGGCTCTGGCATTTAAGCTTTTAATTTTTTTAACAAGATTTGGGAATGTTGTAATTATTTGTCAGAGCCATAAATCGCCACTAAGCATTAGAGGAAACATTTAATATTCGATGCTAGATATATTCAGTGTCCTCTTTTGTTTAGTTTATTTACTATGGGAAGTTATGCACAAGGAAAATTAAGTGCCATTAGAAATAAGAATGGTATTTGGATTAATACTCAAGTATTTAGAGAAGAAGCTAATCACTTTTCTAAATATGGATATTATTGTGCAGACCCTATAGGTTCTCCTGGTTATTATGAATATTGGGATGAGCAGACAAAAAGGTGTAAAGAAGGCTATACAGTTGGGGGAGTTAAGATTACTGGAGATCACTATGCATATCTTAATTTCTATCCAATTTTAAAAGTAGACTTGAAAACTTCTTCTGAAGGAAATGTTGCATCTAAGATTCAGGGAATGCCTGATTTTTGGGATGGGGATTATAATTATTATTGGGCAAAGGATATTGCTTTTTATGGAATGCTAAATTTAGACATTCCTTTTTTTAATGATAATAAGAAGAATAGTAAGTCAGAATTTTTACAGAAAGCATTGGATTCTTTACAATTAGAGTTAAGAATAAGATCTGAGTTTTTATATGGTGGAAATCATATGATAGTAGGTAAGTCTAGACGTAAGGGATATTCTTTTAAGAATGCTGCTTTATTAGTAAATAACTATTCAATGTATAGAAATTCATTGAATATAGCAGGAGCATTTATGAAAGAGTATTTATATCCTAAAGGTATTATGGCAATGGTAAATGCTTATATATCACATATAGATGAGCACACTGCCTGGAGAAAAAGTAGAGACTATGTAGACAAGATACATCATAAGAAAGCTTCTTATAGAGAAGATAATATTGAGAAAGGTTATAAGTCAGAGATTACAGCATTAACTTTTAAAGATAATCCTGATGCTGCAAGGGGTAAAGATGCTAAATTGGTATTGTTTGAAGAGGCAGGTAAATTTCCTAATTTAGAAAAATCTTATATGGCTACTAAACCAGCATTAGAAGCTGGTAAATATACTACAGGACAAATGGTTATATTTGGAACAGGTGGTGATATGCAAAGTGGAACTAAAGATTTTGCTAAAATGTTTTATAATCCAGTACCTTATGATTTACTTCCATTTGTAAACGTATGGGATAAGAATGCTGAAAATTCTAACTGTGGTTTTTTCCATCCTGTATTTTGGAACATGGAAGGGTATTATGATGATAATGGAAATTCAGACATAGATGGAGCAATAAAAGAGGAAAAGAAAACAAGAAATAAAATAATAAAAAATTCAAGTGGTAGTAGCACATTGAATCAGCATAACCAGGAATATCCTTTGAATCCAGCAGAAGCATTCTTAATGATAAGTAGGAATGATTTTCCTATTGAAGAATTGAGGAATCAGTTGCAAAAGGTAAAAGTTGCAAGCTTACATGTAAAGAAAGGTACTCCTGTTACTGTATTTAAAGAAGAAGGTAAAGTTATAGCAAAACCTGATTTAAATAATACACTTAGTCCTATTTGGGATTATAAACCTAAGACTGCTGATTTAAGAGGGTGTCCTGTAATATTTGAAGCACCAGTTTCTAATCCACCTAAAGGGTTGTATAAAATAGGGTATGACCCTTATAGGCAAGATCAGAGTATGGGTACATCATTAGGTGCTGTTTATATTTATAAAGGTAATCACACTTTTTCTTATTCAAGAGATACATTGGTTGCATTTTATGTAGGTAGACCTAATACAACAGATGATTTTAATAGACAAGCTGCATTGCTTGCTCAATTTTATAATGCTGAGATAATGTATGAGAATGAGGTAACTTCTGTAAAAAGTTATTTTACTAATCATAAATTATTACATTTACTAGCTTTACAGCCTGATACTGTTATCTCTAAGAATATTAAGAACTCTAAAGTATCAAGAGTTTATGGTATTCACATGAATGAGAAAATAAAAGATGCTGGTGAAAAATATATAAAAAGATGGTTATTAACTGAAAGAGATATTGACGAACATGGAAATAAAGTATTAAATCTGGAAACAATATATGATATAGGTCTTTTAGAAGAATTAATTAATTATAATAGAAAAGGAAACTTTGATAGGGTTATGGCTTTTATGATGCTAATGTTCCAAATAGAAGAAGATGAATTGGACAAAGAGTATGGTGAAGAAATAACCGAAAACCAAAAAGATTTACAAGAGTTTTATTTAAACTTATTTAAAAAAAATTAAATAGACATGTCCAGATTAAAAGAAACACAAAGAGTAACGCAGTTCCAAAAAAATAAGTTTGGAAGGCAGTATTATAAAGATCAGGTAGATCTTTTAGATATAAGATCATATAATAATACAAATTACGCAGGAGAAGGAAGTAATGTAAGTAGATATAAACAAAAGAAAGTTAACTATGATTTATTTAACAATATTATAAATCTTGCTGACTTTGAATATGTTTGTAAACCTTATGGTAGTGAATTAGGAGAACTTCCTGCTGACTTAACTAACAGAGATATTATATCAGGTAAGATAAAAGCATTGCTTGGTATGGAAGAAAAAAGACCTTTTTCTTATAAAGTAGTTGCAACAAATGATGAGGCTACTACTAGAATAGAACAAGAAGAATTTAATAGAATAAAAGATTTTGTTGTTAAGCAAATAATGGATCCTATTCAAGCACAAATTGAACAAAAAGCAATGGAAGAAGCTCAAGGCCAAGAGCTAACTCCAGAACAACAACAACAACTTCAACAGCAAATACAACAGCAAACCCAAGCAATGACACCCCCTGAAGTTTCTGTATATATGGCCAGGAAACATCAAGATCCTGCTGAAGCATTGGCAGAGCAGTTGTTAAATTATCTAAAAAAGAAATTAGATTTAAAAAGGAAATTTAATAAGGGTTTCAAGCATGCTTGCATAGCAGGAGAAGAAATATATCATATTGGTATTCAAAATGGAACACCACAGGTTTCTGTTGTTAATCCTTTATTTTTTGATTATGACAAATCTCCTGATGTAGATTTTATAGAAGATGGTGAATGGGCAGTTTGTGAATATAGATTCACCCCTTCACAGATAGTAACAATGTTTAATGATGAACTAAAACCCAAACAAATTGATGAAATATATAAATCTTATGGTACAACTCCCTCAGCTTTTGCTAATGAATTCTGGTCTTTTGATTCTGATTCCTCTGATCTTTCTGACGACACTATTAAAGTATTACATGTAGTATGGAAAGGATTAAGGAAAATTGGATTTTTAGAGTACATAGATCCTGAAGGGAATGAGCAAGAAAAAATTGTAGATGAAACTTACAAGATGCAAAAAGATCTTGGTGATTTATCTATAACTTGGAAATGGATTCCAGAAGTACATCAAGGATATAAGATAAAGATTTCAGATCCTATTTATGTTGGTCTTGGGCCAATAGAAGGACAGTTTAAAGATTTGGATAATATCTATGAATGCAAATTACCTTATCTTGGTATTGTGTATGATAATTTAAATTCAGAGACAACTTCTGTTATAGATAGGATAAAAGCTTATCAGTATTATTATAATATTATAATGTATAGGATAGAGTTGTTAATGGCATCTGATAAAGGTAAAATATTAATGATGAACATTAACTCTATTCCTAAAAGTGCAGGTATAGATATTAAGAAGTGGCATTATTATGCAGAAGCTACAAAAGTTGCTTGGGTAAATCCTAATGAAGAAGGTAATAGGAATATAGATATTTCTCAGATTAACAGAGTATTAGATATGTCACTTGCTTCTGATATTAATAATTATATCAACCTTGCAATGGTTATAGAGAAGAAAGCAGGAGATGCTGTTGGAATACATAAAGAAGTAGAAGGACAAATAAGTTCTAGCCAATCTGTAGGAAATGTAAGACAAACTATGGCATCTGCTTCTAATATATTAGAACCTTTATTTGAGATGCATAATTATGCTAAAAGAAATGTTGTAACAAGATTATTAGATGTAGCTAAAGAAGCTTATGCTGGAACAAAAGCAAAAATGCTTAGATATGTTTTAGATGATTTGAGTATAGGAATGTTACAATTAGATACAGGTTTGTTATCAAACTCTACATATGGTATTACTGTTGCTTCTGCATCATTAGCACATGAAGCTAAAGAGTTAGTTAAACAAATGGCTCATGCTGGAATACAAAATCAGATGTTAAACATGTCTGATATTATTAAGATTGTTAAATCAGATGGCCTACAAGAAGCTGAAGATTATCTAAAAGTTGCTGAAGAAACTAAGAGAAAACAAATGAATGAGCAACAACAGCAATTAAAACAAATGGAAGGTGAACAACAACAGCAAATGATTCAGGCACAGAAAGAAAAAGATATGTTTGATAGAGAAACAGAAATTATCTTAGCTGATAAAAAAGCTGCTGCTGATTTACAAAGACAAACAATATTGTCTATGGGATTCAATGAAGATAAAGATGTAGATAGAGATGGAAAGCCTGATATACTGGAAGTTGCACAACATGGGTTAGATGCTGATATACAAGCAAGAAAGCAACAACTTGATGAAAATAAATTTAAACATCAGAAAAAAGTAGATGATGAAAAAATAAAGTTAGAAAAAGAGAAAATAAAGGAAGAAAAAAAGAATAAAAATAAGAAATAGTAATTAAAGCTATTTCTATGTTAATAAAAAAAGTTAAGAACTAAACTTAACAATTTTAAATTTTTAAACTTAAATTTGTATCATGATAGAAAATAATGAAAAACTGAAAGACTTTTCTTGGGACAGTTGGGATGATGCTTCACTAGGAGAAGCAAAACAAGAACCAATAGCAGATCCTGTAAAAGAAACAGAGATAGAAACTCAAGAAGTAAAAACTGAAAAAAAAGAAGAGGAAGTAACAAAAGAAAAAGAGGTAAGTTTTGATGATATTGAATTTGTAGAAGATCAAGAAGCAGAGCAAGAGGCAGGAGGTGACACACCTTTACTATCTAAATTGAAAGATGATGGTATCTTTGCTGTGCTAGATAATGATGAATTTGCAAGTGAATGGTCAGATGAAGATTTACCAGATATAATTGACAAAGAAGTAGATGCAAGAGTAGAAGAAACAATGGAAAGTTTCTTTGAAGAATTAGATGATGATGCTATTGCCTTTTTAAAATTCAAAAAGAATGGTGGAAGGACATCTGATTTTTTAAATACTTATACCAAATTTGACAGTGCTCCACAAGGAGATCTTGATGATGAAAGTTACCAAGAACAAGTTGTGAAACATGGAATGAAACTTGAAGGGTATGATCAAGAAGATATTGAGGATAAGATAGAATGGCTAAAAGAAGGGGCAAAATTAAAAAGACATGCCCAGAAATATGAGTCAAAATTGGAAAGAGCAAGTTCTATTGAAAAACAAAGAGTAATTGAACAGCAGAATAGAAATGCTGAAGAGGCAAAAAATCAAAGAGAAAAGTTATCTCAAGACCTAAAACAAAGACTTGAAGAAGCAAACACAATTGGGCAGTTTACATTTAACAAGCAAGACAAGAAAAACTTGCATTCTTATATGACAAAGCCAAAAGTTAGAGTTGGAAAAAACAACTATATGACTCAAATGCAGTCAGATTTACAAAGTGTTTTTCAAGATCCTGAGAAAATTTTGATTATAGCCAAACTGTTAAAAAATGATTTTGATGTATCTGATGTTATCAGAAATACTGAAACAAAAGTTACTAGAAAAACTAAAGATAAGATTGAAAGGAAGTCCACAAATTTGAAAAGTTCCAATTCCTCAACGGGAAGAAGAAAGAAAGCTCTTTTTGAATATTTTGATGATTAAATAATTATAAACAAATGGCAAAAATTAAAAATAAGTTAGTTACAAAGCAGATGCCTTGGCATGCTAATATGACTGAGTTGAACCACTTAGGTGCATCTTTACATGCTAGACCTGCGCAATTTGAAGGGAAAATGGCACAGCTATTTTCTTCTAAGAATTACTTTTCTGATAACTCATTAACTTCTTCTCTAATTGCTTCTGGAAGAGAAAGATCAATTGGAAGTAATGAATGGGAATGGGGATTGAAAGGTGCTTCTACTAAACCTCTAGTTGTACTAGAAGATTTATCAGCTACTGCTGGTTCAGGTGCAGGTAGAGCAAATTTCAAGTTAAAACTAAGTGAAAATTGGTTTGTACCAGGTGATGTTATTCATCCTGGAACTTCTAACAAGAAGTATCAATGTAGAGTACAAGAGCAACCTACTAGACAAGGTAATGGCTGGGTTTACACAGTTAGACTTATGGACGATAATGTAACTGCTTCTTTACCTGCTGCACACCAAACACCAGGAACTCAATGGGCAAAATTATTCTCAATGTATGAAGAAGCTTCTGAGCAATCAGGTAGCACTCAATATGCATTGCCAATAACCCTAAAGAACAGGTTATCACGTATGAGAAAAAAATATCGTGTAACTGGTGATGCTGCAAATGAAGTTTTAGCAGTAGCAATTCCTGATTCAAATGGTGGAATGCACAAATCTTGGATTAAGTATGCTGAGATTGAGTACTGGCAACAGTGGTACAGAGAACTAGAAAGAAGTTATTGGTATTCTCGCAGTACTGATACTGTACTTGGTTCTAATGGAAGACCTGTTTATAATGGCCCTGGAATCCAAGAACAACTAGAAGATTCTCACAAAGAGAATTATTCTCACTTAACTGCTGAGTTAATTGAAGAGTATCTAATGGATATTTTCTACTCAAGAGTTAAGCCTGGTTCTCAAAGACATATCAAAGCCTTTACAGGTGAGTATGGTATGTTATTGTTCCATAGAGCAGTAAATGACTGGATGCAAAAAAGTGGTTTTGTTAAGATTGTTGAGGATTTCTCAGTTAATCAAACAAAATCTCCATACCATGAAAATGCATGGCAAGCAGGTTACCAGTTTACTAAATATTCAATGGCTAATGGTTCTACTTTAGAATTGATTCATTCTCCAATTTATGATGACAGATCAGTAAACTTTGAGATTGACCCATTAACTGGCTACCCCACAGAGTCTATGAGATTTACTTTCCTTGATTTCTCAGGAGAAGGTAAAGATTCAAACATTACTAAAGTCAAAAAAGATGGTGGAATGTCACTTATTTATGTAGGTGGTATGGCTTCTCCTTTTGGCCCAGTAACAGGTAATAGTCTTGCTTCACATGCAGGAGATTACTATGAGATGCACGTTAAAGATCAGTGTGGAATTCACATTGAAGATGTATCACGTTGTGGCGAATTAATTCTGAAAAGAAATTAATAAGCATAAGTAGTTTCATAATAGATTAAATTGGAAGAGGAATTAAGTTTCCTCTTCCATTTATAAAAAAAAATAAAATTGTAAAAATGGAAAGCGGGAAAAAAGCATTAGTTGAAATAAGACCTATTGAAGTAAAAAGGTGGCATGGTAAAACAGGCAAAGATTCATTTGCTCAACCTATAACAATTAGGGTGTTGTATGATCATAAAACTGGAGGATATGCAACAGGTCTTACAAAAGAACAAGAAGAAGAATATAGTAAAAAATTAGGTGTTGATTTAAATAGTATATTTAATCCACAGAAAGCTCATCCTTATTGGGATAGCAGTGCTTCAAAGATTAAGTTACCAAATTACCCTATATTTTTAGATCCTAATATTCCTTTGGAATTTGTTAGGATTCAAAATCTAAAATCTTCTACTTTAGTAGCAAACTCCATGAAAGATTATGGAGAAAACAAATACCCTGAAGCAACACATGTAATATATGATGAAGCAGAACAGGTAGAGATGAAAGCTACTAAGATACAGTTGAAAAAGAATTGTTACAAGTTAGCAAGCAAAATGTCTACTGATAGAATGGTAAACATTTTGACAATAACAAGTGATAAAACAATTAGAGGTAGAAGTAGAGATTTTTTAGATGTTCAGTTAGATGAACTTATAGAAGAAAACGCAGAATTGTTTTTGAGATATGCTAAAATGAGTGCAAAAGAAACATACATTAGAGCATCACTATTAGAAGCAATACATAAAAATATTTTGACAAAAGAAGGGGTGAGTATATATTACATGGGAGATAAGATTGCTAATTCATATGAAGATTCAGTAATTTATTTCTTAGATCCTCAGAATCAAACATTAAAAGTATCTATACTTGAAAAGTTAACAGCTAGCTAATGAGTATTAAAAGAATGCATTATGATGTTAAGGTAAAGCTTAACAAAGTTGATTCTCAGCAATATCGAAATCTTTTAATCCCAGAAATTGATTGGGCATTAAATGAGGCATTAAGTATTTTTATAAAACGAATAGCAGAACCTAGAAAAATACAACAACCATATGACTTTGGTTTTGAAAAGAATCAAAGAAATATAGATGATATAAGAACCATTGTGAAAGACAATGTTTCTGTTACAGCAGCAAAAATAGATGACTATAGTTATCAAGTTACTTTACCAGAAGATTATTTATACCTGGTTTCAAGTAAAGCTGCTATAACAAAAAATAATTGCCATGAAGTTTCAGCATCTTGTGTGCTAAGACAACATGATGATAATTTTGAAAACTCTCCCTTTGATAAATCATCATTTGAGTGGAGAGAGGTAAACATAAGATTTTATGATAATGGTGTTAAGGTTTTTTCTGATGGAACTTTTGTAATTAATTCACTTAAGTTAGATTATATTAGAAAACCTGCTTATATACATAATGCCGAAGATTTTGGATCTAGTAATCAATATATACTTCCTGATGGGACTTTATTAACAGGCTTTCAAAACTGTGAACTTCCTTTTCAAACCCACGCAGAGATAGTAGACATTGCAGTGTTAGTTCTAACTGGTCAGTTGCAATATCCTGACTATAATATTAAGCGTGAAAAATTAAATTTAATTAATTAAATTGTTAAAAAAATGGCAAAAAATAATGATGTATTCTCAATCATTCCTGTCCCAGCAGCTGCTGGTGATATTTTTTCAGATACAACTAAATTTGTTGGGGATCTTCCTCTTGGAAAAATAGCAGTGGTTAATGCAGACACAAACAAAGTTATGGATGCAGCAGCTGCTGCATTAGCTAACAAATTTTATGTTGCATTAGCTATAGATACAACAGGAGATGGTGTAAAAGATGAGATTTTAAAAAGTGCAGGGAATTTTATTTCTGCAAAAAGTATCCAAGATTATGATGCTAAAAGCTACACTGCAACTGTTGAGCAAGTGATAGATGTACATAGTATTTCAGCAGATTGTGATACTGAGTATGGTTTAAAAGTTGAGTTTAACCTAGATGAAAAATATGCTAGTTCTGGATTTAACCAAGCTGTAAAAAGTTTCATGGTAAAAACAGCATGTTGTGAAGGTTGTACAACTTGTGGTACAGGAAACTGTGCTGAACTTGTAAGACTTTTAATGGCAGATATTAATGCTGATGAAGATGCTCTAGTAGTTGCTTCTGCATTTGCAAATGTAGGTGGAGCAACAGTTTCTGTTATAACATCTGCAATAGGTGTTTGGGACATAACTCTTGATACTACCTCTTTTGCAGTTGATTTAGTAGCAGCAGATACTAAAATTACAGCAGCTGCTAAAATGGCTGCGGCTATTAATGCAAGTGATGTTTTCTCAGCAAAAAGTGATGGTGTTGATACAGTAAAAATTACAATGAAAGGTGCTGCATTTGCTGGTGCTAAAACAGTATCTAGTAGTTTTACAGGTAGTGGTACTTTAACTATTGGAGATGATGATTTACAAACAACTGCAATTACTGATCTTACAGATGCTGCTACTGGATTTAAATTTATCTATGGTGATGGATGTCCTTCACTAAGATTAACTTCAGTTACTCAAGCTGTTAATTCTTTCTGTAGTGTTAATCCTAAATACTACAAGCAAAGAACTCCAATTATGATTGTTTCTAAAGTTGCTGAAACTGGATTTGATTGTGTTGGAACAATTGTAACAAGTACTGCCCCAGTATTAAGAGAAGGAGCAGGTTATGATTTAGCACAAATTGAGTATGAAGTTGGTGGTTTTATTGGAAAACCAGGGCCTTATAGAACAGGTGATTTATTAGGAATTGCTTTTTCTGACTTCTTAAGTGTAGTTAGTAAAACAACTAATTATCATATGGTAGATCTTACTTATGATGTTCAGTCAAATGGTGGATGGTTAGATTATAATAACCATTTTAATACTAAGTTTGTAGTTGCGTGTACAACAGAAGCTGCTGGACAAGCTTTCTTAGATATTCTTGATGCTGCTGTGTGTCAAGATACTGGAGCTGCTGGAAATGGATTTACAGCATTAAATGCTGAAGTTGGCGGCTATTCTTGTTAATAGAATTTGATATACATATAAAGGATTAGGGATTATTCCCTAATTCCTTTTTTTAATTTTCATTATCTATATAATAATGTGTAGATATACTTTGTACTTTTTAAAAAAAAATGTATATTATTGAAAACCAATCAGCTCTAAATATAATAAATTAAAGGCTTTGTCTCTGAATCAGGGCAAAGCCTTTTTTTTTAAATACCATAAACATGCATAAGAAACCATCAGGGTTATATGATATAATCAATGAGATTAATAAATTAAAAAAATGTCTTTGTAATGAGGGTATAGATTGTAGTCCAACAACTAGTATTTTACCCAAACTTACTGCTTTATCACCAACACCTCCTCCCAGGCAAGTAATAGCTTCTACAGATACAGGTGGAGTTTCTTGGCAAGATATAAAACTATGTAAGACATTTGAATCAGGAGAATGGGATGTTACTGATTTAACAATAGCAGCATCAGTTCATGGTAAAGGCCCTTGCCCTATGATACAAGTTTATGAAGGAACTACTGCTGCTGGTTTTAGTGTAGTAAATGATACAAACTTATTAATTAAAATAGATGCTGGTGGTGCTGGTAATATTACACTAAAATTACTTGGTGGTTATGCAGCATTTAATGGCAAAATAATAATAATATAAAATGGCATTAACATTATCTAAAAATACAGATTGTACACAGTTAATAGCAGTACAAACTCTTATCAATAGTGGAGTAGCAGAAACAGGAACTATTGGTCTTACTGTATATAAAAATTGTTGTGATTGTACAGGTTATCCAGTAACTGTTGTAAAAGATGGCGCAAATTTGCCTATTAATGTTGTTAATAAATATGGTATTTCTGGAACAACAATTACATTAGAACCTGGAATATTAGGAACAGGTATAACAAAATTTCCTGATGGAGTATATAAAGTTGTAATTACAGTAACCAAAGATGCTGATGGAGATGGGGTAGATGAAGTTACTACAGAAAGTAATTGTTTCTTTATGGATTGTTCTACTTCTTGTGAGGTTGCTAAATATATAAAAAATCTTCTTAAAACTCCTGCTGATGTTGAAGCACACTTATTACATTTTGGTTTAGTAAACGGAAGTAACTGTAATTGTAATTGTGATGAAATGTGTTCTCTTTATACAAAATTATATAATATATTAAATAATACAGAAGCTTGTTTATGTAACTGTACTTAAAAAAATAAAAATGGCAGATTTAATTTTTTCAAATACAGAATACAAAGCTGATGGTGAAGGATGTACTAATGTACTTGTAAGTATATCTACTGCTGGACTTAATTATCTTGATTATATTTTTGATCTTAAAACAAAAGATTTTAAAGATATAAAAAAATATACAGTTGTATATTCTAAAGATTGTAGAGATACAGGTGGAAGTGTTGGTGAAACAACATTAAATATAGCTCCTGATTATGCATTTGGTATAACTAAAAAAAGTTGTATATATCAAACATCTGGTGCAATAAATAAATATACTGTTCAACTAGATGGTATAAATGGTAATTTAGTTAGTGGAATTAAATTTAATACATCAGGAGCATCATTAGTTACACATTCTTTTGTTAATACATTAGGTGTTCTTACCTTTGTAATATCTACTGATAAAACAAACCCTTCACAAGCATTTGATATAGAAATAACAACTACTGCTGGATTTATCTATTCTGGTAGTTTAACAATAGTACAAGATATAACAATAAATTGTGGATGGGATGGAACATTTGCTAGTCCAATATCTTTTCCATTAACAACACCTGCAACTAACCCTCCTGCTGTAGTGGTTAATAGTGGAGGAAAATTAAAAGTAAATAGTTTATTTGCATTAGCAAATCTTACTCCTGCTTTATATAAAATTAAAATATGTGAAGTAGATTTTAATGATATTGGATATTGTGTAGAAAATGCACAATTTATAGATTGCCATACTACTCCTTGTGTAGAATCTACTTTATGTGATCCTACAGAGGATGTGTGTAATGTTATATTAGAAGTAAAAAAACAGCATGAGGCAATGATCTATGGTTTAGATTGCTGTAATGAATCAAAAAGAAATTTATTAACCCACTACATTAGAATATACTGTTCTAGTGAAGCAACATGTTTATAAGATGAATAGAGAATTTTATAAAAACAAAATAAAGTGTATTGATAATAAGCTGGGTACAATAGCTGCAAATACACAAGAAACAAAAGCAAATTTCCCATCACATCAAGAATTAACTAATCCTTCATCAGTAATTATGAGTGGTTGGAAAAAATTAGATTTTGTATGCAGTGGAGCTATTACAGTTACTATTGGAAGTGCTGCTATTATATATCCTAAAACATTAGGTTCTACTACTGTATTAGGAGAATCTTTAGTAGCAGATGACAAAAGTGAAAATCCTGTTACTTTTAATGGAACAGGAACTGTATTAATAACTATACAACAGTAATATAATGAGTTTTTATATTGGTGATTCTTTTAGTCCTAAAACTATTTCTCCCACTAATATTGTATTGTGGCTTAAATCTGATGCAGGAGTTAATGGAGGTGCAGCAGTTAATGGTGATGCAGTTTATGAGTGGGCAGATCAATCTGGTAATAGTCACCATTTTACTCAAACTACAGGAGCATTGCAGCCAATATATAATGACTCAGTTATAGGAGGGGAAGCAGGAATAACTTTTCTTTCAGATACTCTTGTACATATAGGACTCCTGTTTGATGCTTTAGCAGCTACAGATTTTACTATATATGTAGTTATGAAGTTAAATGAAATAACAGATACAGGAACAGAAAACCAGAGGAAAACTTTAATGAAATTTGGAACTAGTGGGTGGACTACTACACCATCAGGTTCTTGGAATGTAGGATTAGAAGGTGCTATATCTACTAATGGGGCAGGTTATCAAAGAAACTTAAGTTATACTTATGGTAATTATAATCAAATATTATTAGGCCCACCTGATTTGAATTCTCATTATATTAGTATTTTAAGTCATGGGGAAAATTATTTAGATGGAGTGCAAAAAAATGCAGGGCCAGGAGCAACTTTGTTAATTACAGGTGACATACAATATCTTGGAGGATGGAATAATTCCTTTGGGCAATTTTCTTTATCAGAAATAATTGTGTATAATATAAAACATACAGATGCCCAAAGACTTCAAGTTGAATCATATTTAAAAGATAGATTTACATTATGATAGGTATAATAAGTACAGAAGAAAATGTGATTATAGATATAAATAATAGATTGCATGAAGCATTAACAAATGCACCTGTTAAATATGTTGCTCAAAAATATGCGGATATATTACAAAAAGATGATGAATTTGCAATAAGAATTGTAGAAAAACCATTAGATTGGAATGAAGTAATAATGCAAACATTAACACAAGAAGAAAAAGAAAATATCCAATTATTAACATGGATTTAAAATAATAAAATTATGAGTTTTATAATACAATCAGGCGGTGAAAGTAATTATGGTGCTACAACAATGGATTTTGCTATTGATGTTGGAGGTACTACTATCCAATTCAAGGACTTTACAAGTGGTGCTATATTAGATACATATCCTGCAAATAGCTGTACAGCAACAGTAAATTCTGAGGGTATCAGAATTGAATTTATTGGCGGTCAAAAGGTACTAATAAATAAATTAAATGTAGCTACAATAAAGGTAGCAGGAACATTACAAACATCAGCACAAGCAGATATAGTTAATGCATTAAACACACTTTTTGCAAATGTAGGTGGGGGCAATGCTCCTACAATTACTTCTGGAGATATTGCATTAACAGTAGGTGACACTATAAATTATCAATTAACAGGTACTAATGTAGTAGCATGGAGTTGGGATAGTTTACCCCATGCAAGTTTAGTTACACAAACAGGTAATCCTAGTAAATTAATTGGAGGAAGTACTATGACAGTAGGTACTTATACTGCAGTAGCAAGAGCAACTAATTATAATGGAAGTGTTACTAAAGATATTGATATTGTAGTTTCAGCAGCTTTTACGAATACCAAAAGTTTTTCACCACATTCTGGAGGTACTTGTTACTTTCAAAAAACTGCGGCAGGGGTTGAGAATAATACACCACTTTACAGAGCAGCAGGGAACAGTGGTAGTGCTTGGACTGCCTTTGGATGGCTAAAAAACAATGCAGGAAGTACAGACTGGAAACCCGTTTTATACTTTGGAGATTATGGTAGTGGTGCAGGTGGTACAGGTTTGGGTAGGGTAAGATTTTATATTAGAAATTCAACAACTTGGCCATATAATACAATAGAATTATATTTTAGTTATGGTGCTGCTACTAGTCCATCCACAAATGATATTAAATTTTCAGGACTTGCAGCAGGAGTTGCAAAGAATACATGGTTTAGTTTTATGCTTGTTTATGATGGTTCAAACACAAACAACAACGCAAATAGTTCTGATGGGTTTTCAATTTATATAAATGGAGTACAGTTATCACCTTCATGGACTGTAACAGGAGGAGGATATGGTGGCTCAATTGAGTATATATCTGGCTTTGATAAGTCACAATTTAATATCGGAAGGGGTGAGTTATCACCTTGGGCAACGGCTTATGCTAATGTGGTCTACTTTGATGAGATAGCATTATGGCAAAGTGACCAGAGCGCAAATGCTGCTACTTTCCACAATTCGGGTACTCCTATTGATTTATCAAGTTATACCCCTTATGCATATTATAAATTTGGAGATGCAGCAACAGACATCAGCGGATATCCAATTATGGAGGACATAGGAAGCACAGGAACAGATTTAACCATGTATAATGGAACTGTTGCAAATTATTTGTCAGATACACCATAAAAAATAATAATGAGTTTTTACATAGGACATAGTACAGGGTTAGTTAAACACTTAGATGTTTTTATTTTGTCTGGGCAAAGTAATGCCATAGGGTATGCAGATGTATCTGATTTATCAAGTGCTTTACAAAATGCAGATAGAACAAATGCAATTATACAAGATAGGTATCATAATTCTAATGATGCAAATACAACATTAAATAATACAGGATGGATACCTATGGTAATAGGGAATACTGCATTAGCAAATGGATATACAGGTAGGTTTGGGCCAGAGATAGGATTTATTGATAGAGTTTTTGATTTAACTTCTTCATATACAAGAAAAGTGGCAATATTAAAATATGCAGTAGGGGGGAACAGTCTTGCTATTGATTTTGACCCTACAGGAGCAGGGAATTATGCTTATCAAAAATTAGCAACAACTATAACAAATGGACTAGCAGAGTTACTAACTGCAGGATATATTTATACTGTAAAAGGAGTTATATGGATGCAAGGAGAAACAGATGCTAAAAGTGCTACTGATTCGTCAAATTATCAAACTAATTTAACTGCTTTTATTTCTGCTATAAGAACACTAATTGGAAATAATAATTTACCTTTTGTAATAGGTAATATTATCAGGACAGATGAAGCTGCAAATGCTATTACAGTAAGAGCAGCACAGGCAGCAGTAACAAGTGCAGATGCATATGCGTCTTTGGTAGATACTACATCTATGTCTCATTCAGATAATGTTCATTTAGATGCAGCAGGTCAAATTGCTTTTGGAACTGAATGTGCTAATGAGATGAAAACATTAATAGCTTTGCCATAAACATAAATAAAATATGAGTTTTATAATTAAATCAACAGGAGGAGGAAGTTTAACAAATGTTTCTGTACCTAAAGGATTGTGCAGATACCCAGATTTATATGGAGGTTCACCTACAATAGTAGATCAGGGGTTTGCTAATGATAGAATAAGATTTCATCCTGCACAGATGATTCAAATTTACCAAGATACTGTAATAGATACTATTAAATATCATATACTAATAGCTAGTGCTACAGATGAATGGTATTTTGGGTTATATAAATATGACTTATCTACTGATAAATATATAAAAACATGTCAATGGGATATTACTAGCTTAGGAGCTACAGGTGCAATATCTCAAAGCTTGGGTAGTCCAATAACAATAGAAGCAGGTACATATTTTATTGGAGGTAAAAGTAAAGATAATACAGCAGAAGGAGTAGGTATTGCTGCAACAGATATAAATAGACCACAAGTTATGTGGCATACTGCTGCAACAGATATTAGTGTAACAACTAATAGGATAAATGGTTTTCAAGCTACAGTAGATTCTGCTCTTACAGTTTTACCTATAGAATTATTAAATTCTAGTATAACTTATTTCAGAGAATCTTATCCTCAATTTGTTCCTTATTTAGTATATTAAATTTAAAAAATGGATTATTATAAAATATCAAAAGGTAATTTTTCTGTTACACAAAAGTACAATATAGAAGCAGAGGCTCAAGCAGTTGCAGATGATTTAGGAATAGGTTATATAGTAACATATTTATATCCATATGTACCTCCAACTTTACAAGAAAGATTACAAATGGACTTAGATTTTGGTAATCATTTAGTTTTTACTTTTGTAGAAGATAATAGAATACAAGCTATTACTACAACACAATCAGAAGCATTGTTAGTTAAATTTAGAGATATATTAGCATTTGCACAAACAGGAGCAATAACTTCAATAGCAACTTATTTACCTAATATATCTGTAGATGATGTATTTACACAAGAAAGAAAAGATAAGTATATTACAATGATTAATAATTATTTAAGCAAATTTTAATGTCTGATTTATTTAATTATAGAAATACAAATTTAATAGGTTCTGTTATTGAGGGATATGAATATAATTCTTCAACTGGGGAAACTAACACTATTGCCAAAGTATTTTATGTAATTGATAAAACACAACTTTTACTTACAGGGAAAACTGTAAAAACACAAGTTTATGTTACTGTATTAATTGATCCAACTTATACAACATATACAAGCATTGAAACTTCCAATTTAGATTTAACTAGTATTGCTTATATTGCTACTGAATCAATAATTGATGTTAAAGAGTTTCCAAAAACAACACCTTTAATTTCAATGGAAAATGGGTTGGTAGGTGCTAACATAAAAGGGTATGAATATAATGTAGCAACAGGTCAAAGTAATACTGTTGAAACTACATGTAAAATAATTGACAAGATGGAGATACTTGTTTCAGATATATTAACCCAAGTATATGTTTGTGTGTTATATTCTGGAACTACAGGATCTGATAAACTATATGTACCATTTACTTCTGTTACAGAAGTAGTATCATTTGGAATTATAGATTATGGTAGACCTTCTGTATTAAGATATACAGGAATGAATTTTAAACAAGATGCTGGTTTAACAAGTGTTTTATTTAAAGATATTACTAGTGGAAATATATTAAGAGTAGAACCTATAAATACTATTCAAGCAGTAAATACAGCACCAAGTACAGATATTGTAATACAAAGAACAGGTGGTGAAGAAATAATTATACAAGGATTAGAATTAGCTGTTACACAGATAAATGGTGTAGTAGCAGGAGCTACAATTGCAGCTGCTGTAATAGCTTTAAATGCTCTGTTTGCTCATGCAGGAAGTGTAGGAAGTGCTCCTACTATTACATCCTCTACTTCATTATCTTTGACTTTAGGGCAAGTACTTAATTATGAATTAACAGGAACAAATATTGTGTCTGTAGTTTGGACAAATTTACCAACAGGTATTGCTCCTGTAATAGGTAATATTTTTAAGATAATAGGAGGAAGTGCATTAAGTGCAGGAACATATAATTTTACTGTAGAAGCAATAAATTATTATGGGTCTGTAACAGCATCTATCTCGTTATCTATTTCTGCTTCTTATACAAATACAAAAAGTTTTAATCCAGGTTCAGGTAGTAATGCCTATTTTCAAAAAACGGCAGTTGGAGTTGAAAATAATACTCCTTTGTATAGAGCAGCAGGTAATACAGGGCCAGCATGGTCTGTTTTTGGATGGTTAAAAAATAATGCAGCAAGTACTGCGTGGAAACCTGTTTTTTATTTTGGTGATTATAGCAGTGGAGCAGGCGGCACAAATTTAGGTAGAGTGAGATTCCATAATAGAATTTCAACTACATGGCCATACAATACAATAGAGTTATACTTTTCTTATGGCCTTGCTACTTATCCAGATGTTAATCTAATAAAATTTTCAGGATTAGCGGCAGGGGTTTCTAAAAATACTTGGTTTTCATTTATGGTAGTTTATGATGGTGGAAATACTAATACAGGTAGTGCCACAAGTTCCAATCCTTTTTCTATTTACATAAACGGGGTACAGTTGTCTCCATCTTGGACTGTTGTAGGTGGAGGGTATGGTGGAAGTATTGAGTACATATCTGGGTTTGATAAAAGCCAAGTAAATATAGCTAGAGGTGAAGCAACAGGAGTAACAAAATATGCCAATGTTACATTTTTTGATGAAATGGCATTGTGGCAATCTGATGAGAGTAGCAATGTAGCAACATTTCACAACTCAGGAACGCCAATAGATTTGACTTCATATAATCCTTATGCTTACTATAGGTTTGGTGATGCACCAACAGATATTTCTGGTTATCCTATAATGGAAGATGTGGGAACAACAGGGACAGACCTTACAGCTTATAATGGAACAGTAGCAGATTATGTATCAGATGTACCATAAACATAAATTAATATATAACGTATAAAATAAAAACCCTATGGATGAAATATTATTCAAGTTATTAGAACAAACCCCTGTTATAATTGCATTAAGTTTAGGTATCTTTGCACTTTGGAAAGATAAAAAAGAAACTAAATTAGAAATAACTAGTGAAAGAAAGGCTTCAAGAAAAGAACTAAAAGAAACCAAAGAAAGGCATACCTTACATTTAAAGGAGTTAAATGAGTATATTAGAGAAAGAGATTTGGAAACTCTTAACGCATTAGAAGATGTTTCTTCTGCTGTAGCTACTATTCAAATTATGCTTAATGATAAATTAAGATTATTAGATTAAACTTTACCATTATGATAAGGAAAGAAATAAATTACGAAGAAGAAAATGAAAAACTTATTTTATTTTTACAAAAGCAATCTGAAAGAATTAAGAAACTTCGTAAAAAATGTAATAAAAAAGATAAACCTGATGCAAGTTGTGGAGAAAAAAAACAACTTAAAGAATAGGGTAAATATTTGGAAATGAGCCAAGAATAATTTATTTTACATAGTACATTATTTTTTGAAGTATTTAATGAAAAGATGAAAAGTAAAATAAAGAATAAAGCAAAAGAAAAGTTCAAAAAACTAAAATTTAAAGAAGAAAATCATATTTATAGTGTTGATGATAAAAAGATACCTTCTACATCATCTTTAATAAAACAATTCTATAAAGATTTTGATAGTGAGAAAGTATCTTCTTTTGTTGCTAAGAAAGAAGGTGTTTCACAACAAGAAGTTTTAGACAAATGGACAGAAATAAATCTAGAAGCTATAAATAGAGGAACAAAGGTTCATGAATTTGCAGAAGATTATTGCAATGGTTTAGATGTTAAACCTTTTTGTGTGCAATCACAAGCAGTTGTAGATTTCTGGGATAGCTTGCCAGCATATTATGAATTAGTTTTTGTAGAATTACAAATGTGTAATGAAGAGTATTGGTATGCAGGAACTACTGACTTTGTTCTATTGGATAAAAGAGATGGTAGTTTGGTAATAGGAGACTATAAAACAAACAAAGATTTGTTTAAAAGTTATAATAATATGTTACCTCCTTTTGATTTATTAAAAGATAATCCGTATAATCATTACCAGATACAGTTTTCATATTACCAAATTCTTTTAGAACAATTAGGTTATAGGATTAGTAATAGATTATTAGTTTGGCTAAAGCATGATGGAGGGTATGAAACATATAATACCAGCAACTTTAGTAATGTTTTAAAAATGACTTTCGATGACAAATGGAGAAATAATACAGAGAGTGCAGAGTATGTATTCTAAAGGTGTTGAATCTGATGATAGTAGATTAAGACCAAGACACATTTATAATAAATTACTTACTGTAGCTGCTAAACTATATCAACAGCAGAAAAATAAAAAACAATTGATAAACCAATGGTCTTATCAGTTGCTTCCTTGTGTAGAAGTAAAAGAAGTACCAATACATGAATGTCCTTGTGTGCCAACTTTAGGGTGTACTATATTCAGAACTAAACATAAAATACCTGCTCCAATATCAGGTTATTCTAAACATTTTATACAAAGTGTTACTTCATTAGATGGGCAAATGCAGTTTGGAGAAACTAGTTGGAAAGGATATAAATATAAACAGGGTGCTAAATACACTTCTAAAAAACCTGATTATTTTATAAGAGATAATTATCTTTACATTTCATCTCCTACAAAAGTTAAAATAATTACTATAGAAGGTTTATTTGGAAATGCAGAAAAGGTTTTAAACTTTCCAAATTATTGTAATGAGCAACCTGATAACTGTGGGACAATACCTACTGTGATAGATTCTTGTATATCAATGTTTGATATTAAATTTCCTATTGAAGAGAGTATGATTGATGATTTAATTCAACTTGCACTTCAGGAATTATCTGTAGGATTTAATCAAATTGGTAGAGAAGATCAGACAAATGACGCTAAAGATAACTTTAAACCAAATGAAAAATAACCTTTGCACTGTTAGGACAAGTTATGACTTTTATAAAAATAATTCACAAGAACCACTAAACCTTAAAGAATACATAAGTATTGTTTATGGGTTTTTTAAGTTCTTACTCAGTGAAATATTTTTAACAAGAGAAACTTCTATACCTTGCAAATTAGGTTCACTTCAAATAATAGGAAAAAAGAGAAAAGGTAAGATAGATGAAAACGGGAAAATAATAGGCTTATCTCCAGATTGGAAACAAACAAATTTACTTTGGAGCAAGTGTAAAGAGTGCAAAGAAAATAAACAATTAGTGTTTCATATGAATGAACATACTGATGGAATAAGGTATAAGTTCTTATGGAAAAAAGAAAATATTCTCGTTGAAAACAAAAATCTTTATTATTTCAAACCTGCAAGGGATGTTAAAAGAGAACTTGCTAAATTGATTAATGAAGGTAAAGAATTCTTTATAATATGAAAGATTTTAGATACACATCTATTAATAGAATCCTGGACAAATTAAGAAGGGATTTAAACATGGATGACCTATATGAGACTGATGTTATAGAATGGACTGGTGAAGCATTAGAAGCAATAGGAGCTATAACACAGTATGAAGATGTTCTTGCCTTTATAGAGGTTAAGAACTTTACTTGTTGTATACCTAATGGTACTTATCAAATACATCAAATAGCTAGAAACAATTGTTATAATGGCCCTAAAACAGATCCTTTATGTCCTGCTTTAGTACAGTCATCTGTAACAAGTGTAACTTCTTCTGAAGAGGTTACAGTACCTGTAGCTTTAGATTGTAATGGCAGTCCTATAAATGATTATGAGTTAGCATATTATAGACCATATTTTGACCTACAAGCAGAGTATGGTATATTTAAAAACTCAACATTTTATAATGAGTGCTTTAGTCCTATAAGACTTTCAACTAATAATTTCTTTGCTTCAGTTTCTTCTTCAGAAGATAATGCCAAAGATTTATATAGTGCATGCAAAGATGAATATCAAATTATATCTAAAGGACAGGCATTTAGATTTTCTTTTGAAACAGGTTCTATTGCATTAGCATATGCTAAACCTATGTTAGATGATGATGGTTATCCTATGATACCAGACCATTATTCTTACATAACAGCTATCACTAAGTACATTACTTATAAAGTAATGGAACAAAGATTCTATAGAAATGAAAGAGGTAGTGATAGCAGATATGGAAAAGCAGAACAAGATTGGCATTGGTACTGCAAACAAGCAGGTAACTTAGGACTTATGCCTAGAGGTGAAGATGATCATCAAGATTTACTAGAACAAAGAAATCACATGTTACCGAAGTTAAAAAGATATTATGGTTTCTTTGGTAAAATGAATAAAGCTGAAAATAGAAAGTTTAATGATCCTGATGGCAGGAACAATTATTTTAGTGGAATATAATAAATATGTCTAAACAAAATCCAACAAGACCTTTTAAGGGATTACATAAAGATGCTTCTCCTATTGATCAACCTAAAGGTTCTTATACTATGGCATGGAATGCTGTAAATGAAACTTCAGAAGGTGATGCTAATTTTCTTTCTAATGAGAAAAGTAATGAGTTATGTACAACAGCATTACCTGCTGGATATTTTGCTATAGGTAGTGTTTATTTATCTGATAATACAGCAGCTGTATTTTCCACAAATGGTACTCTTTCTCAAATTGGAATATTAGATGCTAATTGTAAATATTCAATAGTTGTCAATGGAGCTAATTTAAACTTTAGTTTATCTAATCCTATAGAGGCTATATTTAGAATAAGAAGAGGTTGTGAAAGAGTAGTGTATTTTACAGATGGGATTAACCCAGTAAGACATTTTAATTTTGATGCACAATCTGATTTTCAAGATGGTGCAGGTGCTTGGGATCCTGAATTATTTAATTTGTTTTTAGATTTTACACAACCTGAATTTACTGGTTTTGAAATAAATGAACAAGGTAGTTTAAGGTCAGGGACATATTCTTTTGCAATTCAATATTTAGATAAAGATTTAAATCCTACTCCTTGGAGTCATGTTACTTTACCAATACCTATTTTTGCAGATTCTTTAAAAACAAATTTTAAACAAATTTCAGGTTCATCAAATGAAGATGTAGATTCATTAGGTGGTAGAAGTCATACAAATAAATCTATAAGAATAAATTTAAATACTTTAGATGCAAATTATGATTATTATAGATTTGCTGTTTTAGCTGCAACTTCTTCTAATCAACAAATTACAGATGTTTATGCATCTTATGAAATACCAACAACACAAACATATTTTGAATATGATGGTAATGTAACAGGGTTTACAAAAATAACAGCTGAAGAAGTTATGATAGCTCCTGTTCAAATAGACAGTGCCAAACATATAGAACAGATAGAAAACAGACTTGTTCTTGGGAATACAGGTGGAAAACAAGTTAATTATTGTGATTTTCAAACAAAAGCTTCTTTAATAGAATCTCATTATATAGTTAAATCAGGCCCTGCTGATAAAATTGAACCTGGTTGTTCTAAAGACCCAAATACTTATTGGTTGCAAAAAGGATATATGGGAGATGAAGTATATGCTTTTGGTATAGTA